GTAATTTCCTATTTTAACTCTCGCTCTCCCTTGGCCTGTCCTGTGTTGCGCTTAATACCGTCTCACTTGGCACGTTCTGTGTTGGCCTGAGCCTCAAAAATTACAACCCTCATTTCAAATGTTTAAGACCTTTATGTAAATAATCGTTCCTTTAGTCTTATGATTTCAGTAGTCTATAATACTTTTATTTAATTTCCTTCTTCACATTGGACCCTCAGGAGCCTTAAGGAAAATCTTTCCTTTTGCGTGATTTTTATTGTCAGTATACCTATGAATACTGGTTAACCATACCTTTATTCTTGCGCAATACGAATAAAAATTAGACGACACTTTCAACCAGATAAGGTCCTAGAAATGAACCATGTCTACGTACCAATGTACTGCATACGCTGACGCTAATCGCACGCGTCGTGGGCGTTACTGTAGGTTATGGCTGTAGTCACTCGAGATGCTCTTGACATGCGGTAGTACCGATGATAGAGTGAGTTATATTTCGAACCGCCTAATTTAGGCTTGGACTGAGACCACCGTCCCTGTGTCTGGTAGTTTTTGTGTGCCTTTAAACTTGGGAAGAACATGATAATGGAATTGTCTCTCGTTAAAACTGTTTCTTTCGCGAAATGCGCTACCTGCGTATTGATCGTATGCGCATTGTTTATTCAATGCAAGGCCTCGCCAGAGATTGCCCAACAGGGCAAAGCTCACCGAGGTAGAATCTCGGTTGCCGGAGCTTCCCATATCCCGGAAGTATCTGTTGAAATTGACTCTTCGCTTTCCTTTATTGACTTTCTTTGTTCCCAACCGACTTGGCTAACGTTCTCTATTGCACTTGCATTTTTGCATTTGGCTTTTACCCTGTACCGACTCAATTTGCCTGCTAAAACCTTTCTTTTGACCTTTGGCTTGACTGTTGCTGGATTCTTTTTCGGAATCTTTTACGCTTTTTACCGAGCTACCCGAAAACATGCTGATTCTTTTCGACTTTATGTATGGAACCCTATCAATTCTCCCAACCCTATGTCTCGACGTCGCGTTTTTCAACCCTATCACAAATTTAGTGATCTTATCGAGTTTAGCTTTCCAAAACGACACATTCATATTTGCAAATCTTGTGGTTCCCATTATGAACATGCTCA